GTGTTCTTCATTATCATATTCAGTTTTTATTTTTAAACCTCTACTTCCTTCTTGTATTTTAACAAAAGATATTAAAGAAGCTAATGCTACAATTCTGTCAACATTCACTCCTGGGTTGTAATTTTCCATTTCTACCATAGCCATAACATCCGGTATTCTAGTTATGCCATAATGTTTTTTATAGACTTTATTGTTATCATCCACCTCTGTATCTAATTCTTCTTTAATGAATTCAATTAAATAACTTAGCATTATAGTTTTAAAAATTGTAGATACATTTCTCCAACCATATTGTTGAAATTGAGTTCTTGATTGTTTAATTTCTTTAGAATAAACTATTTGTGTAGACGGCACTAAAAATTTTTGTTTTCTTTTAAATTGCATGTGCTGTATAAATAAAGGAACATTATTTTCTATAATAGTCCACGCTTGATACCATTCAATTATTAACTCTAATCTTTCATGTGTTTTATTTATATCATCAAAACGACCACACCAAGCTGCTACTATTTTATCACCTTCAACAAAAGTTTCAACTTCATCATTTGTTTTTACTCTTTGTATTTGAACTGCATTTTTGTAAACATAAATAGAACATAAAGAATCAGATGTAACTGTTTTACCTTCAGATACAGGGTCCACAGAAGCAAAATATGTAGTACAAAAACTTTTTTCTTCATCAGGTTCTTCCCATACCTGTATTGCTCCAGATTTGTCTTCAGCATTTTTTTCTATTGGAAATGAAGTAATTGGTTTTTTATTACTTAAAGTAGCTACTACTTGATTTGATACATTAAATTCTAAATTATAACATTTATATGGATAATCACCGTCTTCAATATTTCTTTTATGCGATTTAACTAATTCTAATGGAAATATACTTTCGCCTCTAAATGCAAAAGCTTCTTCCATATTAGTTGGTCTTTGAGAACAACGTATTTGATATGTTTCTGGATCTAAATCTTCTTTCCATTGTTTTTTTAATGCACTTATTGATATTAAAGCTTCTTCTACTAATGAATTACCATAATTATCTATATATCCTGGCATAGACCATTGTTCAGGTATAAATAAACCTGTGTTTGAAATTAAACCTTTGCTGTCGCATAATTTATTCTTTACAGCAAAAAATCCATTTTCTTTTGCTTTATACATATACTTTCTTAATGGTTCGCATTGTTTTAAATCACCAACTGTTCCTGAAGCAACAAAATACCCTGTAGTAATTTCACCGGCTTGCATAGCAGGCAACATAAATTCATATGTTTTGTCCATTGATTTAGCAATACCCGCTTCTTCATAAAAAAACATACTACACAATCCTCCTACACCTGCTGTATCTGATTGCTCAAAAGATAATGCTTGTAAAACACCTTTTCTTCCTTTTTCTGTTTTTCTTCCATTTTCTGTGTATTCAATTTTTTGTTGCCATTCTCCAACTCCACCTGGATTCATTGGTCTGTACCAAGCAGTATGAGCATTTAAAAAATTTCTATATTCGTTAATCATTTTCCATGTACCATTTACTCCAGTAACGTAAGTACTTAATGAACTTCCTATTTTTAAAACAGGACTTGATTCAAACCATAATATATTTATAAGTTTTGCTGCATGAAAAAAAGAAGAACCAAATTGACGTTTTTTTAAAATAATACCATGTAAATATTTTAATTCACCAATTGTTTCATACAACGCCATATGATATTGTGCATCATGTATATCTGGTAAATCAGTTTTCTTTTTAATTTTATCAATTATAGGTAAAAAATTTATCCACATATAATAATCACGCGACAAATAATATTTTTTTGAGCCTGAATGATATATTGCACCTTTTCTGCATTTTACTTTTTGATCATCCCAATAATTAATAAAATCTCTTGAACCATCAGGCGCATTACAAAAAAAATTATTTTTTTTAAAAAATAAACCTTCTTTTTGAAATTCAAAAACAATTTCATCAAATTCATATTGACCAGGTTCTTTGAAATAGTCATCAAATAAAATAGATGCCATCTCTTCTCTGCTATTAAAACTTATAGTAGACCAAGTTTTATTTTTATAAAAAGGAATGTTCTCATAAAATTCATCGGTATTTTTTTTAATCATCGTAGCTTAATTTTGTACCACCTCTTGCTCTAGATGATTGTTCTTCTTCTAAATCTTTAGCTACACCTTTAAATGATTTTCTTATAGCATCAAAATTTTTAGCTGCACCTATAATAGAATTTATATTACCATCTCTGCCATCTGTAATGCTTTGTGTTTCCATGTAAAAAGCTAATTTATCAAGCATATTAGATATTCCATTATAAGCTCTTACCGTAGGTGTTTCATATAACTCTTTACATCGTTCCATGGCTATTCTAATTATTAAATTTTCTGTATCAATCGGTACAGATAAATCTTTTAAAATTTCTTCTTGTACTTCTTCTTTAGGTCTATTATAATATGGATTTTCAGAACTTCTGCAAGACATGTAAAATAAATAAGAATAAATAACTAAATAATTATCTGGAAATTCAGTCATTACATTTTTTAAAAAAGGTAACAAATAACAATGCTCACTTGGAACTACTTTGTTATTTGATATATCAAATAGTTTTATCATTTTATTAATTTATTTTTATATTCTTCAGCATATTTAAACATGGCAGCAACTTCTTTTTTTAAATAAGGAAGTGCATACGGTGTTACTTTTTTTACAACAGGGTTGCCTTCTTTATCTAATAAATGAATTGGATAACCATTTTTATCTAAAGAAGATGTTTCAAATTCAACATGATCTAGTTGAATTTTACCTGGGGACAAGTTAGAATTATGTTTAAGCATTATATATAAATAAGAACTAAGTTGTAATGCATATTCATTAAAATTACATTGTTCTAAATGACTTAATGGTGTAAGCATTTTTTTAGTTTTTCCACGTTTGTCAGTAAACCCTTGCATTTTAATTTCTTTATTTGTTTTATAATCATAAACATTAATTTTACTATTTACAACTTCAATTCTATCCGCTTGTCCGCATACACCTACAGAACTTAAATAAACCAAATGTTCAGGATAAATACCTTCTGCTAATTGTTGTACTGGCGCTAATTTAGCATCACCATCCATTAAAGGATCAATAATAGTTAATTCTACACCTTCTCTAGTAATTGTATTACAAGATAAAATATCTTTTTCTCTTTGGTCATGATACCAAGAACCTAATTTTAAAGCTCTTTTATTTTCATTATTCCAAACTTCAAGTATTTCTTCAGTTGATAATTTATTATATTTAGGATTTTTTCCTTTAGAACATTTTGCCGCTTGTTCATTAGCATTAAAGGGTTCTTTAAAATTATCAATTAGTTTAGTAACACTTACCCAAGTAATTGGATTTTCGGCATCAATACTTTCATATTTATGACCTATTTCATAAAATTTGACGCTCATATTTTATGTATTAGTTAATTTTTCTTCTAGTAATTCTGTTTCTTCATCTGATAATATAGCATCCCATTTTTCTTCTGGACAGCTTGCATTTAATGCTCTAGTTTTTAATGATAAACCACACCCACAAGATCCACAACAAGGTCTTGATTTTTTAATAACACATTTGTCTCCTTTTGTGTCTAAAAATTCACAAGCAAGGCAAATTTTAAACCTTTCTTCTGCTATTTTTTCTATATGTTTTTTTTTAAAAATATTATTTTTAATGCCTTCTAAAATAGCACCTTTATTTTTCCAAATTTTTATAACGTTTTTCATACATTGATTTATAATATTGATTACACAATTCTAAAGAATTAACTTTTAATTCTAGTAATGATTTAGATAAATTATATTTTATTACTTTTTTAAAATCTTCTTTGCTGTTACTATTTAATAATTTATTTAATCCTGCAATATCTCTTTTTAATTTATTTCTACTTATTCTTAAAGTACCTAAACTATGTAAAAAAATAGTAGGTGAATTTAAATTTTCAATTTTTTTTGATACTATATCATAATAAAAATAAACTACGTCTCTTACTAAATCTGCAGGCAAATTTAAATCATTTGCTGTTTTTTCAATTAAATCTTTTGCTTTAGTTGGTTTCAAGATGATATATTTTTAAGTTTAAAAGTATAGTTCCTGCATTTAAAATTTCAATATTAGGATTTAATTTTAAAAATTTATTACCTAAACCTGTTCTTGTTACTAAATTTTCTTTGCTGCACTTTGTAATAAAATTTCTAGTAGTTTGAACATTACCAAATATTTCTTGATTAACTATTTCTACACAAAAATCGGACATATTTATTTCTCCATATAAACCTAATACAGATAAACAATCTAATTGAGCTGGACTTACTCTTATTTTATTTATAAAACAATAAAAATTTAATTGATATTTTATTATATCTATTAAACTTAATGGTATTTGTTTATTTATAACTAATGCTTTGGCCATTTAACTTAATTTTTACTTTGATTTTTTAATATCTAATTTTGCATGTATAAGTTTTAATTCCCACTCAAAACTTTCGTATTGAGCTTTTTTAATTCTTGCACGTAATTCTTCAACAGAACATTGACTCAACAATAATAATTCTTGATTTTTATAATATTCAATTGTTTTTTCTTGCATAAGCAATACTTCTTCATTTGAATAATTTTTTTGATTTGCGGTTTTTTCTTTTGTCATAATAATAATTATTTATTATGTCAAATATAATAATAAATGTTTAAATAAAATATATTTAATAATTATTTTTTTTTGGGATTGTCACCTTTGCCATTTCTAGCTCTGTTTAATGAAAATTTTTCATTAACTAATTTGTTTTTTTTTGTATGCGATTTATCTAATCCATCTTTATTGCCATAGGTTCCTGATTTTCTATTAGCTTTATTTAAATCTTGTCTGTATTTAATTCTAGATGGAATTGAATGATATTTTTTATTGTATGCATTTTTTTTTAATCTAGCATCTTCATGACTTGCAAAATAAACTGCTGATTTACTTTTACCAATTGATTTTCCAGCTAGTGAATTGCGTGCCATTTAAATATCTTTACTTTCAATCAAAGTATAAGTAAAGTGATTACCATGTATTGCTTTAGCTTTATTAGCTATTACCATAAACTCGTTAAAATCTTTTACTCTTTTAAATACTTGGCATCCTTCTGACCAATTTTCTACAAAGCTAGATACTGTACCTGCCTTATGGATATTTATTCCAAACATTCCTGTGTCAGTCTTACCCTGTGCAAATGTCATATCTCTATCACCATCTCTCCACACAGTCACATCTCCTAATCTTTGACATACTGCTTCATACTTTCCTTGATGCTTAGATATAGCATAAACTCCTTTATATTGCCCTGGAACTAATCTAGCCACTCCTTTAGCATTATGGAATTGCATTACTCCCTTTTTACCTGGCTCAGTAGTAGCATCCCACTCATGAT